ATGACCAGCTACATCGCCACCATGAATGACGCCGCCAAGACCGACATTCAGGTTACCCCGCGGGCACGCGAAATCGAAGCCTATGGCTTGGTCCAGGCGATCCTTGAAGAAGCCCGCCGCACCCCCGCCTACAAGGCGCTGCGCCAGGCCGAAGATGCGCAGATCATTTCGATTGAGATCGACGGCGAAGTGATCACCCAGTTTTGAGCCGCCATCGCTCGCGCATCACCCTTCTCGCTCCAGCGCCTCGCGCGCTGGAGCTTATCCGTTGGCATACCCCGGCGGGAGCGCAAGCGCTCGGCTACATCCAGCGCGGCGAGGATCAGGGGCGGCTACTGCGCCTCGCCTCCGGATCGCTGGTCATCCAGCTGCCCACCGGCGCGATCGGTACGCTAGACCAGCGCAAGGCGCAGGCAATGCTGGACGGAGAGAATAATGCCCCGCCCAACCCGTGAAAGTCTGGCGGTCGACCGTATCACCGATGTCTACGGCACCGAATGGCTGGTATCTGAGTTTCGACCCAGCGGTCAGGGTTTTGCGCTGCCGCTTGGCTGGCCCGTAGAAGGTGTAGGCCCCGGCAACCCGCGCGTCATTACCACGGCTGCGCTCGCCGAGTATTTGCAGTCGGTCGAGCGCCCGCGGGATATCGTGCTGCCAATTGGCGCCAGCACCATCAAGCGCCTGCGCGCCGAGTTGGACCTGCATTTCGAGTGGAACGCCTGGTGGGCAGCCCGAGCGGACGATCTGCACACGATGACGCTGGAGCAATTCTGTCGCCGCCACGGCTGCTCGATGGGTGCGGCCAGCCAGCGCCGGCGGGCCACGCCGAGAGCATGAAAAGAGCCCGGAAGCTCGTGCTTCCGGGCTCGCGGAAATCGGTCGCGCGCGACCGTAATCAGCCGGGCAGCGGGAAATTGCTGATCAGCAGCTCACCGGCCTTGGAGGCAGCGCCCTTCGCCACCGTGTATGTCGTGCCCACCTCGGTCATTGCAAAAGCGCCGAACACCTCGCGCACGCCCGGCGTGTCGTTCAGCGAGAGCAGGAACTTGCCCTTGATGCCGGCGAGCTGGGCGGCAAGCCGCTCGAAATCGTCGCGGCCGAAGACCTCCTGGCCATAGTCGGTCTCGCATCCCCAATAGGGCGGATCGAGGTAGAACAGCGTGCCGGCGCGATCGTAGCGATCGATGAACGCGGCATAGTTCAGCTGCTCGATCACCACGCCGGCCAGGCGATCATGGATGTCCGCGAGCCCCGGCTCGAGCTTGGTGATGTTGAACCGCGCGCCCTGGGTCACGTCCACCCCGAACACGCGCCCGTTCACCTTCCCCCCGAAGGCGAGCCGCTGCAGATACAGGAACCGCGCCGCGCGCTGGAGATCGGTGAGGCGCTCGCTGGGCAGCGCCCGGAGCCGCTCAAACTCGGCACGACTGGCGACGCGAAAGCGCAGCATGTCGAGCAGATAGGGATAGTGCTCCTGCAGCACGCGGAAGAACGTCGCGACGTCGCCGCTGACGTCGTTGATCACCTCGGCCTTCGGCCGCTGCCGGCGGCGCAGGAAGATGCCGCCCATGCCGACGAAGGGCTCGGCGTAGAGCTGGTGGTCGACCTGCTCGATGATGCGAACGATGCGGCCGGCGAGATTACGCTTGCCGCCGATATAGCCGGCGGCGGGAGACACGGGGGTAACGGCACTCAGCATGGTGGAAGGCTCTGCCTCTTCTGGGGTTGGCGCTGCCGGTCGGCGGCGCAAGGGGAACCGCCGACCGCGACCAGGCCGGCGGGATCTTGGGGGCGCCACGGTGACACGGCACCCGATCTGTAGGAAACAGCCGGAAGCGCAGGCGAAACGGTTTTATGCGGCGGCGGCCTGCTTTCGCTCGCGAAACCGGATGACCTCGCGCCCGACCAGCTCGTTGAACTGCAGCAGCCGCACCTGCAGCGGCAGGATCTCCAGCTCGAAGAACATGTCGACCGCCTGGAGCGGGTTGCCAAAGCCGCTGGAGCCCTGCGCCGGCACGATGCCGAGCAGCTGGGGCGGCACGCGGTGTGCGGCGAGCACGTCGTCGCGCGTCGCGTTCTTGATGCCGAGAAACTCGTCCTTCGCGCCCACCTCGGCGATCGGCAGGATCTTGAGGCTCCCCTCCTTGGCGTTCGGCGCGTGCACGAACAGGTTGCGGAAGTTGCCCGGCCCGCGCGACGCCTTGAGCGCCGTCTTCAAGGCGGTGGTGTCCTTCTCGTCGATTTCGCCGGTGGCATAGAGGATATACCCGGCATGGCTGCCGTTCAGATAATAGCGGCGGCGGAACAGCGTCGCCGCCTCGTTGAGCAACGCCGACTGCAGCGCGCTCAGATATTCCGGCACGCCGTAGATCTCCTGGTTCACGTCCGGCTGGCAGACCTGCTGCACGCTGCCGGGGGCGAACTCCACCTCGTCGCGGTCCCCGGGCACATAGAAGAACCGCCCCGCCTCCACCCCGCGCCGGGTGTATTTGGCGATGGCATGCTCATAGCGCAGCACGCCGCCCAGGACGTTGCGGCGCTCCTCCAGATAGCCGTTGCCGAACACGAGGAAATCCTGCGCCAGCGCCTCGAACGCCGCGGTGCCGAGCAGCGGCGATGCCTGGAACGAGGCCACCAGCAGGTTGCGCTTGAGCATGATGGCGCTGCTGTGGTGCGGCGATACGCGGAACGCGCGCGCCAGGCCGTCCAGGCTCACCGGCGGTTCGTACCAGCGGCCGTTGTGCCAGCACTCGGCCATGTCGAGCAGCTCGCGCCGGTTGAGCACCGGCTCCGGATCGCCGAAGCTGAACGCCAGGCCACCCGAGCTGGTCTCTTCCTTCGCCGGCACCAAAGCCCCAGACGACGCCGCCGCCGTTTCCTGCCGGGACATCGTCCGCGCCCGAGTCCGCTTCGCCATCGATTATCTCCAAGCGCGTCTGCGGCCGCGCGCTGCCGTCCAGTGGTTCGTTGATCAGGATGTGCATCACGGCCCAGGCCAGGTCGCCGTGGCCGATGCTTTCGTCGCCGCGGCTGGTCTTGAAGGTGATCGCCTTGCCCGAGCTGGTGAGCGCCTTCTTGATGCTGAGGAAGCTCGACTGCACGTCGATCCAGCTCGCGTCGAATTCGATGCGGCCGCGCGCAAAGCTGTGCTGCGCCTTCATCACCATCTGCGCCTTGGACTCGAGCGAATATTCGATCTTGGTGCAGCCGCGCACCGTGCCGCTGAGCAGCTGGTACACGGCCGAGCCGATGCCGGTGGCGTCGATGCCCAGATAGGTGCAGTTGTACCGCGCGAGCCGCTGGCGGATGAACTCGGCCTGGGCCTGGTAGTCGAGCCCGCGCAGCTGGTACTTCTCGAGCAGCCGGAACTTGCCCCCGGGCCCTTCCGGCGGCAGCGCGATCACCAGCGCTGCGTTGTCGCCGTTCTCGCTCTCCTGCGGATCATAGCCGGCCCAGACCGCGCGGGTGCCCACCGGACGCGAGCTGAGCGGCTGCACGTCGAGCCAATCGACGACGCTGTCGACCGTCGCGCGCTGCAGCTCGTTGAACTTGAAGGCCGAGAGGCTGTCATCGACGAACTGGCACATCAGCAGGTTCGCGAATTCGTCGGGCGCATATTCGATGCGCAGCTCGTCCAGGTCGAACAGGTCGCAGCCGCGCGCCTCGGCATCCTCGATCGTCACGATCTGGCGCCAGATATTGTCTTCGCACAGCACGCCGGCTTTCAAGCGGCCGTGCCCGGTGTCGATCGAGACCCGGAGCTCCTTTTTCACCCGGCGATTGCGGCGCTCGCCGGTCCAATAGGGGTGCGCCTGGTGCGCCACCGTGGACGGCGTGGAGAAGTAGGTTTTCCGCCAATTCTTGTGCATCGCCATGCCGCTGGCGACCTTGTTCAGCTCCTCGAATCCATAGGTCCAGAAGAACTCGTCGAAATAGAAATTGCCGTGATATGCCTGCGCGGTGCGCGCGTTGGTGCCGAGGAAGATCAGCTGCGGCAGATCCTCGCCCTCGGGCAGCGTCTCGGCATCCAGCACGATCGGATCGCCCTGCAGCTTCACTCCCACCTTCGCCGCGAACTGGATGATGTAGCCCCGGAAGATATGCGCCTGGCTCTTCGATGCGGACAGGAAGATCATGTTGCCGCGCCCGCGCAGCGCGTCGAGCAGCGCCTCGCGGGCGAAATACCAGGTCGCGCCGATCTGGCGGGATTTCAGGATCATGCGGGTGCGCTGGTCGCGCGCGTCCCACCAATCCTGCTGATAGCCGAACAGCTCGTCGTGGAAGATGCGCTCCAGCTCCTCCACCTGCTCGCGGGTGAAATAGTTGGTCTTGGCCTTCTTCTTTTCGCCCCTGTTCCGGTTGCCGACCTTCTCGTTCAGGTCGCCTTCGTGCCCGCCCGGCTGCTCATAGCGCCGCACCCGCGCGGCGGTGGTGACCGCGCGCATGAGCAGGTCGATTTCCTTGAAGTCGCCGGGGGTCTTCTTGTCCTTGTCGACCAGCCCGACGATGCGCGCCTCGATCGCGTCCTCGATCTTGGTGAGTGCCGGCGCATCGTCCCACCGATCGCGCTGGCGCCAGGACTCCACCGTCGCGCGCGAAAGCGCCAGCTCCTCGGCGATCTGGGTAACCGTCCAATAGCGCCAGTACAGGCTGCGCGCCTTCCGCCGTGCATCCACGGGGATCGGCATCGTCGATGCTGGCAGGGGTTCGTCGGCGGCATGCATGGCGCCGCGAACCTAGCCACGCCGAACGCCCGCCTTTGAGCGGCTCGCCTTGTGCAGCCCCGTTTCTACAAGTCCGCTTGCTTGAGAAGATCGCCCGATCCGGTCCCTGTTCGCCTGGTCAAACGCCGCCTCGGCTCGATCACGCAGGGACCAGCACCGCCATGGCCAAACTCTCCAAGTTCTTCCGCGCCTTCGTCGCCGGCCAGACGATCAGCGACGGGCGCACGATCACCGACGAGATGATCGACGACGTGGTCGCGACCTTCAACCGCGACACCTATTCGCCGCGCATCAACATCGAGCATATCGCCGGCTTCAGCCCGGAGCCGCCCTTCAACGGCTATGGCGACGTCGCCGCCGTCAAGGCGCAGGACGACGAATTCACCATCGATGGCAAGTCCGAGAAGCGCCGCGCGCTCTATGTGCAGGTCGCCGCCAACGACAACCTGGTGAAGCTCTCGGCCGATGGCCAGAAGCCGTATCCGTCCGTGGAGCTGACCCCGGATTATGCCGGCACCGGCAAGGTCGGCCTGGTCGGCCTCGCCTTCACCGACACCCCCGCTTCGATCGGCACCCAGAAGCTGCAGTTCTCGCGCACCGCGCCAGGCACCATTTTCAGCGCCTCGGATCAGGCGGTCGCGATCGAATTCGAGCAGGGCGCGGCGGGCATCGCCGACGCCATTGCCGCCGGCATCGCCAAGGCATTCGGCATGTTCCGCACGGGCGAGCAGCAGGATCAAAAGCCCGAGCCGAAGCCGGAGCCCAAGCCCGCCAACGACAACACCTTCGACATGACAGCCTTCAGCAAGGCGATGAGCGATGCCGTCTCGGCCGCGGTCAAGCCCGCGCTGGACGCTGTGGGCGAAGTCCGCGGCGAGCTGGCGACCATGAAGGGCCAGCTCGAAACCACGCCAGCCGGGTTCAGCCGCCCGCCGGCCAGCGGCGGTGCCGGCCAGCACCTCACCGACTGCTGATCGTCGCCCACCGCCTCCCCACGCCCGCGCCCCTCCCCCGCACCCCGGAGCAACTTCCATGCAGAATCAGACCCGCGTGCTGTTCAACTCGTACCTTGGGCAGCTCGCCAAGCTGAACAACCTCGACGGCCACTTCTTCGCCCCCGGCTCGACCGAGATCAAAAGCTTCTCGGTCGCCCCCGCGATCGAGCAGAAGCTGCTCGCGAAGCTGCAGACCACCAGCGACTTTCTGTCGCGCATCAACGTGATCCCGGTTGCCGCGCAGATTGGCGACCGCGTCGGCGTCGGCGTCACCCGCACGCTCGCGGGCCGCACGGATCTGTCGGTTCCCGGCAACCGCCGCCGACCGACCAGCCCCTTCGGCAGCGACGCGATCGACCAGTACATCTGCAAGAAGACCGACTACGACTATGCGTGGCCCTATGCGCTGCTCGATGCCTGGGCGCACCGCCCGGAATTCCAGCAGCTCTGCCGCGACGCCGTGCTGGTGCAGAAGTCGCAGGACATCATCACCATCGGCTTCAACGGCGTAGACGCCAAGGCGCAGACCGACCGCGTCACCTATCCGCTGCTGCAGGACGTCAACTATGGTTGGCTCTACAAGATGCGGACCTACGCGCCGAACCGCGTCCTGTCCCATGGCGGCCTCGATCAGGCGAAGGTCTATGTGTCGGACAGCGGCAGCGCCGATTACGAAAACCTCGACGCGCTCGTCTTCGACGTGATCCACAACCTGCTGCATGAGCAGTTCCGGGGCGCGACCGACCTGGTGGTGATCGTCGGCAGCGATCTTGTTCACGAGAAATACTTCAAGATCGTGAGCGAGGCCGGCAACACCGCCACCGAGATCGTCGCGCGCGACGTGATCCTGTCGAGCCGGCAGCTTGGCGGCAAGCCGACCATGCAGGTGCCGAACTTCCCGGCCAATGCGCTGATGGTCACCAGCCTCAGCAACCTGTCCTACTATCAGCAGACGGGTTCGGCGCGCCGCAACGTCGTCGAGGAATCTGCCTACGACCAGATCGCCAACTACGAGAGCGTCAACGACGCCTTCGTCGTCGAGGAATACGGCAAGGCCGCCCTGGTCGAGAACATCAAGCTTGGCCCGAAGGTCTGAGGACCTGCGCCAGGTCTGCCCGCCCTCTCCCCACCCAGCACCGGAACGCATCATGAGCCCAGCTCGCCAGCATCGTGACCGCTTCGCCGCTTCGGCCAGGTCCGATCACACCAGCACAGTCGTTGCCGCGCCGGAGGGCGAGGGCGGGCAGGAACCCCTGCTCGCCTCCCCCATCGTGTCTGCCAGCCCCGCGCGTCTGCACTCGCTGCAGCACGCGGCGCGCGCGGCGATCGAAGATCCCGCCGCGCTCGATCCAGCGCTGGGCGACGGGCCCGATGCGCAGATCATGCTGCGCCTGGTCCACGACATGCGGCGCCTGAAGGGCATCCAGTCGATCGAGAAGAAGATCGAGGCCAAGCGCGAAATGCTGCCCGCCTATCGCGATTGGGTGATGGCACGCCTCGCCGCGGCGGCCGAGGCCGGCAAGGCCGTGGCCGACGAAGTGATCCCCACCATCATGGTCTGGCTGATCGACGTCGGCGAATATCGCGGTGCGATCGAGCTGGCCGAATACATGCTGCTGCACGATCTGCCGATGCCCGCACGCTACCAGCGCACCACGGCCGCTCTGGTAACCGAGGAAATCGCCATCGCCGCCATCAAGGCGCAGAGCACCGGCCAGCGCTTCGAGCTGGGCATCCTCTGGGCAGTCGAAAGCCTTACCGAGGGCGCGGACATGCACGATCAGATCCGCGCCAAGCTCTACAAGGCGATCGGCCAGGAGACCGCGCTCGCGGCCGAGGCGCTGCTTTCGGCCGACGATCAGCGCCCTGCGCTCGACAAGGCACTCGATGCGCTGCGCCGCGCGCACCAGCTCGACGAACGGGCTGGCGTGAAGGGTAACATCCGGAAGCTGGAGAAGCTGCTCGGCGCGGCTGCTCCGGCCACCACCACCGAATCCGCGCCCGCCCAGGGCGCCTGACCAGCTCGCCCCCGGCGCTCGGGGGCGGATCGCGCGCGACGGGAGGGCCTACGGGCTGAGGGCCGTCGCGGACCCGGTCCCCACCCCCGTTTGCCGGGGTCGCCACCGAAGGAACCGCGATCCGATGATGATTGGCCTCGACCTGCTGCTCATCCTGCTTGGCCTCTGTGTCGCGGGCGTCGGCTTCGCGCGAGCCATGATCGCGAGCCTGTTCGCGGTTTCCGCATCGGCATACTGGAAGGGAATCAGTATGGCCGTAGCGAACCTGCTCGGCTTCGTTCTCTGGTGCGCCGTGTTCGGCCGGGTGGCGCTCGCATGAGCGGGTTCGGCTGCCCTCCCATCCTGACGCCACCACCCGCCGCGCCCGATGCCGCACCTATCTTCAACGACGGCTGGTTTCCGGATATCGACCCCGCCGAGCTGCGCAAGGCGCGGCGCATCCCCGGCGATCTGCCGGCGGATCGCCTGCGCGCCGCCGTGCGCGAGGCGATCATCTGGACCAACGACCAGCTCGAGGATTGGCGCGCCGAGCAGTCGGCCCCCAGCTTCGCCGAGGTTCCCGCGCCGACGCTCGACGGCTTGAGCCGCAACGTCGTGCTGTACCAGCTCGCCGTGGGCGCGTCCGCCAAGGCACTGCTGATCGAGCGGCAGCGCGACGTCGACCTCACCGGCGCCGGCCAGCGCAAGGTGGACGAGCTGGACGACTCGATCGGCGAGCTGCGCCGCGACGCGCTCCACGCCGTGCGCCGGATCCTCGGCCAGACCCGCACCAACGTCGAGCTGCTGTGATGGCGGACATTCTCACCACGCGCCAGGGCGACACGCTGGACGAGCTGCTGTGGCGCGAGCGCGGCCTCGGCCCGGAAGCGCTCGACGCGGTGCTCGCCGCCAATCCCGGCCTGGCCGAGCGCGGCCCCACCCTTCCGATCGGCACGCCGGTCACCCTCCCCGTCCTCGCCGCCCAGGCACCGCCGGTGCGCGAGACGGTCCAGCTCTGGAGTTGACCATGGAACAGAAGATCGCGGCCCTGCTCGACGCATTTTTCGCGCTGCTCTCGGGTATTGCCCCCGGCGCGATCGGCGCGGCCGTGGGGCTCGCCTGGCGCAAGGGCCTCACCTGGCGCGAGCGCTTCATCCAGCTCGTCGTGGGCATCATTGTGTCGTGGTTCGCAGGCCGCGCGATCGGCGCGATCTGGGCGCTCGATCCCTTCGTGCTCCAGGGCATCGCCTTCACGGTCGGCATGATCGCCTTCGAGGCTACCCCCCGCTTCATCGCTGCGGCGGCCGACGTGGCCGGCACCATCCCCGCGACCTTACGCGACCGCTTCCTCGGCAAGGGAGGCGACCAGTGAGCTACGACCGCGCCGCGCTGGAAGCCGAGCTGATCCGCGACGAAGGCGAGGAACTCAAGGTCTACCGCTGCACCGCGAACAAGCGGTCCATCGGCGTCGGCCGCAACCTTGATGACGTCGGGATCTCCAAGGCGGAGTCCGCCGCGCTCGGCATCACACTCGCCAGCGTGCTCAAGAACGGCATCACGCGCACTCAGTCTCGCGCGCTGCTCGCGAACGACATCGATGCCTGCGAGCGCCAGCTCGACGCCAAGCTGCCCTGGTGGCGGGGGCTCAGCGACGTGCGCCAGCGCGTGCTGCTGAACATGTGCTTCAACCTCGGCATCACGGGCCTGCTCGGGTTCAAGAACACGCTCGCGAAGATGCAGCGCGGCGACTTCGCCGCCGCCGCCGCCGGCATGCGCGCCTCGCTCTGGGCCCGCCAGGTCGGCGCGCGCGCCGAGCGCCTCGCGACCATGATGGAAAAGGGAACCGCATGATCAAGCTGATCACCGGCGCCTGGTCGGCGCTCCATAAATGGGCCGGCAACAGCTGGCTCGTCCTGCTCGCCCTCAGCCTCGCCACCGCGGCCCTCTACGTCGATGCGCGCCGCGTCCGCGCCGATCGCGATGCCTGGGCGTCGTGGGCCACCGCGACCTGTGCCCTTGCAGGCGCGACGCCCGCCGCCACGACGGCCGAGCGCGTCGATGCCGCCGGGAAGCGCCACAAGGCGGTGCTGCCGCGCGGGGTCGCCTGCAGCGAGGCGGTGCAGGATCTCGCCGCCTTCCGCGCGGGAACGCTCGCCAGCACCGCCCGCCTGCTCACCGCCGCCGCTGCCGAGCAGCAGGCCAAGGCCGTCAGCGACCGCACCACCGCCCAGGCCGAGTCCGGGAACCGGGCCGTCGCCCTCACCACCATGGAGAAAGCCGATGCGCAGATCCGCGACGACGATCGCGTCGATGGCAGCTGGTTTGCTGCTCTCAACCGCCTTGGCGGCATGCAGCCCAGCCATTGAGCACCGCCCGGCGGAGGTGGTCGCCGTTCCTGTGAAGGACACGCCCTCCGCCGACCTGCTCGTCTGCCCCGAGGCCCCGCCCGCATTTCCCACCGATCAGGTCGCCACCATCCCCCCGCCCCTGCGCGCCGCCCTGCGCGGCCTGGTGCTCCACGATCGCGACCAGCGCGTCCGCTTCCGCCGCCTGATCGAATGGATCGCCGCAAGAACCTGCAAGCCCGAACCGGAGACCCGTTGAAATGGCCAAAGCCGCCACCGCTGAACTGCAGGCGCAGATGCTCTCCGCGCTGCAGGCGCTCGCCCCGGCGACCGATGCCGTGCCGATCGCGCCCAGCGACACCGCCGATCTCGATCAGGAAGCCTCGGCAATCGCCTGCGGCGGCAACGCCGGCACCGTGAAGCTGCGCACCGCCGCCGGCAAGGATCGCACCATCGCCATTGCCTCGGGACAGACGATCGCCTTGCGCTTCAAGCGCGTGTTCAACACCGGCACCTCCGCGACCGGACTCAGCGCGCTGCTGAGCGCCGTGGCGCTGGCCATGACGCCTGCCCCGGCCCCGACGCCCACGCCCGCACCCACGCCCCAGCCGACGCTCAGCCTTTCGAGCGCCGTCACCAAGGCCGAGGGCAATTCCGGCACAACCGCGTTCACCTGGACGCTCACCCTCAACCGCGACGGCTCGACGGCCGCCTATCCGTTCACCTGGGCGGTGACCGGCAGCGGCAGCAACCCGGCGAATGCCGCGGACTTCGGCGGCACCTTCCCCAGTGGCAGCGGCACCTTCGCAGCCGGCGAAACCACCAAGACGATCACCCTGCCGGTGAGCGGCGACACGGCGGCCGAGCCGGACGAAACCTTCACGCTGACGGTCACCGCCTCGGGCCTCAACACGGTCACCAGCACCGGCACGATCAGCAACGACGATCTGCCGACGCTTACGCTCACGCCCACCACCGCATCCGTCCCCGCCAGCGCGGCACCCGGCTACCAGCTGGCGGCGATCGGCAACGTTCCCGCCGGGGTAACGCCCACGCTGACGCCGAACGACGGCCGCTTCCTGATCGGCGGCGGCGCCGGGACCGGCTGGGTTGTCGTGCTCGGCAACGCCGCAATCAGCGACGGCAAGGTCAACATCAACGTCGCAGCAGGCGGCGCGAACGGCGCGACTCTGGCGCTCACCATTACTGCAATCGGCACGGGCACCTCTGCAAACCGACTCAGTTTCGCGGGCACCGGCTTCCGCGAAAACGTCACGGCTGGCCGAAACGTCAGCGGCACCACCGTGGGCCCGTGGGACCTCAACCGGACGTATCTCTTCTGCGGTGCCGATACCTACTTCTGCACCGGGGATTGGGACCTTCCGAACCCCGAGTTCTACTACAATCACCAGACCTACCTGGCTGGCGGCGGAACGTCGTTCGTTCAGGACTCCAACTATGCGGCGACGTTCGACGGGTTTGCCTTCGAGTGGGGTGGTGTCTGGCGGCAAGCCACGCCTGACAGCACCCGGCTCGATACGTCGGTCGACGGGAAGGGCAAGTGGATCAAGATGGGCGGCGTCACCCTGCCGGCCAACACCAAGATCCGCCTCCGCGCGACATACAAGTTCGACGATGTGGCCGGCCAGACCTTCCCGCGCAACGACTATTACGGCGTAACGGGCGGCGCCGCGCAGGGATCGACGACCTCGATGGCTGCGACCCTGACGAACAATGCAGCCTACAACAACTCGAACGTCGCAGCGCTTCGCCCGACCAAGATGGCGGCCAAGGGGGGCGATGGGCGTCCGTGCGTGCTGCTCATAGGCGATAGCAAGGGCTTGGGCCGCGACGGCGCGGCTGCGGCGCTGCAGATTTCGCCGCGTCTGGAAGCGGGCTATGCCAGCCTCGGCCTGGACAGCAACGTCGGGGCCAAGCGCCTCCCGTTCGCCAACTTCTGCGTGAGCGGGCAGAACGTGGAGAATTTCGGCAACCCGGCACTGGTCGGCGGTATGCTCGAAATGATCGACAAGCTGGTCGAGCGCAACGGCGGCCTCCTGCCGTATGACGTGCTGCTGAGCCAGCACGGGACCAACAGCATCGGCGGATCGGCGATCCTCAACACGCTGATCCAGAGCTATCGCGACATGTACGGTCTCTGGCGGACGCGCGGCGGCAATGCGCCGGTCCCGATCGCACAGCTTGAACTGACCGCGTACGCCGCGGCCGGCACGGACGCCTTCGGTACGCTCACCGGCCAGACCTTCCGGCCCGGCGGCGTCGACCAGTACCCGAACGGCATCCGCTGGAAGCTCAACGAGGCTATCGGCGGCACGGATGGGCTGGGCGACGCGGCGGCGACGCTGCGCAACGGCACCAACGCCATCACGTGGAGCGAGGCGCCCTGGCGCGACGGCGCAGCGGACACCGGCGCCAACCGCGACAAGTGGCCGGTCGCCCCATTCAGCTCCACCCTGGCGGCCGCCTGGACGGGCTCGGGCGCGTTCAAGGTGGTCGGGCAGTTCCCGTACAAGCTGGCCGTCCAAATCCAGCTGGACTCGGGCGGCTGGGCATACGGCATCGTCTCGTCCGTTCAGGACAATGGCGACGGTACGAGCACGGTCGCCTGTGTCTGGCAGGGCGGCACCGGCGCGGCGGCTCAGGGCGCCACGATCCGGGGCGTCTACGCGGGCGGCAACGGCCTGCACGAAAGCACCTATGCCCATGAAATCCAGGCTGCGGCGGTCGTCCGGCTGAAGGTGAAGATGGGCCAGGGCCTCTGACGTCCGCGACGAGGAGGCGATCGGTGCCCTCGCCTCCTCGTCCGGTCCCATCGCGGCATCCTGGGAAATTCGGACCAATGAACAAACCCGATAGCCTGCGCCGCGTGTTGCTGGCCCATGTGCTCCAGCTCGGCGCCGATCCGTCGAAGCTCAGCCTCTTCGTCGACAAGGGCCGCATCGCCGCGCGGCCCGGCGGGCTGTCGTTCGAATATCGCTACACCCTCAACATCGTCGTGCAGGATTACGCCGGCTCGATCGACGGGCTGATGGTGCCCATCCTCGCCTGGATCGCGCAGGCGCAGCCCGAACTGCTCGAGGCCGGCCAGCAGGAGCCGTTTCGCTTCGAGTCCGAACTCCTCGACGGCGACACGGCCGACGTGTCGCTGTGGATCGAGCTGACCGAGGCGGTGTCGGTCGAAGCGCTGGCGCAGGGCGGCTTCAACGCGGTCCACCTCCCCGAGCCGCGGCTCGTCGAATGAGCGGCGACCTGGCCGAGCTGGAGCGGATCGCGGGTGCGCTGCTGCGCACGACGGCGCCGTCGGAGCGCCGCCGGATCCTGCGCGCGATGGTCAAGGACCTGCAGCGATCGCAGTCCGCGCGGATCGGCCGCCAGCAGAACCCCGATGGCAGCGCCTACACGCCGCGCAAGGCCAAGCCGGCACCGCGCCCGGGCAACTATGCCGTGAAGTTCCTCTACCCCAAGGGCGCCGCCGAGCCGCGCCTGGTGCTCATGAAAAGCTGGGCGCACGAGGGCAACCTGCTCACCGGCTATGACGTCGAGGCCGGCGGCGTGCGCAGCTTCTTCTGGGACAAGGTCGACCGCTGGCTGCCGCTGGAGCCCGAGGAGCAGAACAAGGGCGCGGGAAAATACCGGCGCAAGGGCAGCATCCGCCGCGCCGCCATGTTCCGCAAGCTTCGCAGCGGGCGCAACCTCCGCGCCGGCGCCACCGATCGCGAGGCGTGGATTGGCTTCGCCGGCCGCGCGTCGGAGATCGCCAGCGTGTCGCAGGAAGGGCTGATGGACCGCCCGGCGGCCAAGGCAAAGCCAGTGCGCTATGCCCGCCGAGCGGTCCTGGGCGTCACCGACGCCGAGGCTGGCGCGATGCTGGATCGTCTCTTGCGCCACCTGAACCCCTGACATTGTAAAGCGACACCTCTACAAGCCGAGCTACTGGCAGCAGACCGGGCACCGCCGCGACATGGCGGCATGGCCGATACCTCCGTCACCTTCACCGCAGTCGATCTCTCGCGCCTGCCGGCGCCGAAAGTGATCGAGCAGCTGAGCTTCGAGCAGATCTATGGCGAGATGCTCGCCTCGCTCGTTCGGCTGAAACCGGACTTCGACGCGACCGTCGAATCTGATCCGGCAGTGATCCTGCTGCAGGTCTGCGCCTATCGCGAGATGCTGCTGCGCGGCCAGATCAACGACGCCGCCAAGGCGGTGATGCCGGCCTTCGCCACCGGCTCCGACCTCGATCACCTGGCCGCGTTGATGAACGTCACCCGGCTGGAGCTCGATCCCGGCGACGCCGCCAACAACGTGCCGCCAACCTATGAGGATGACACCTCGCTCCGCGCCCGCGTGGTGCTGGCGCCCGAGGGCTTCTCGGTAGCAGGCCCGGAGGGCGCCTATATCTACCATGCCCGCTCCGCCGATGGCGACGTGCTGGACGCCAGTGCCACGAGCCCCGCGCCCGGCCAGGTGCTGGTGACGATCCTGTCGCGCCTGGGCGACGGCACCGCCTCGCCCGAGCTTATCGCCAAGATCGCGGCCCACGTCTCGGCCGAGACGGTCCGTCCGCTCACCGATGCGGTGACCGTGCAGTCCGCCACCATCGTGCCCTACCAGATCCGCGCCAGCCTCACGACGTACAGCGGGCCCGACGGCTCGATCGTGCTCGCCGAGGCGCAGCGGCGCGTGCAGGACTATCGCGAGCGCCAGCACCGCCTGGGCGTCGACGTGACGCGCTCCGGCATCTTCGCCGCGCTCCACGCGGAGGGCGTGCAGAACGTCGTCCTCGCCGAGCCGGCGGCCGACATCGTGGTGGATCGAACGCAGGCGGCCTTCTGCACCGCGATCGATGTCACCTATGCGGGTATCGGCGAATGAGCAGCAGCCTGCTTCCGCCGAACGTCACCGCCCTTGAACGCGCGATCGAGGCGGCGACCGCGCGCATGGGTGCGCTGCCGGTGCCGCTGCGCGACCTGGTCAATCCGGACACCTGCCCGCTTCCCCTCCTGCCCTACCTGGCCTGGGCGGTGTCGATCGACGCCTGGTCGAGCGATTGGCCGGAGGAGGTGAAGCGCGCCCGCGTGCGCCGCGCGATCGAAATCCAGCGGCACAAGGGCACCGCCTCGTCGGTGCGCGCGGTGGTTCAATCGTTCGGCGGCGCCGTGGCGCTGCGCGAATGGTGGCAGCTCGATCCGCCCGGCGAGCCCCACACCTTCACCATGGCCGTGGAGCTGAGCGGCGGCGGCGGCGCTCCCGCCACCGCTGCCTTTGCCGATGCCGTGATCAACGAAGTCCGCCGCACCAAGCCGGTGCGCTCGCACTTCACCTTCACCCAGGGGCTCCGCTTCACCGGTGCGACCGGCCTGATCGCCGCTGCGCGGCCCCTCGTCTTCACCCGCCTGGCGTTCGCCGCCTGACCGGAGCCCCGCCGATGTCCGACGCTCTCACCATCACCGTCACCAATGCGGGCCGCGCCGCGCTCGTCAACGCCGCCAAGGACGGCACCAACGCGGTGCGCATCGCCGCCGTTGGTGTGTCTGCGACTGCCATCACTCCCAGCGCTGCCACCACGTCGCTCCCCGGCGAGATTAAACGCATCGCGACCATCTCCGGCGATGCCGTCGCAGCCGATACGATCCACATCACCGTTCGGGACGAGACGAACGCGGCCTACGCCGTGCGGTCGATCGCTCTGTATCTCAGCGACGGCACTCTGTTTGCTGTCTATGGACAGGCCAATGTCTTCGTCGAAAAATCGTCTCAGGCCATGCTGCTGCTCGCGCTCGACGTGCGCTTCGTCGACATCACGGCGACCAGCATCACCTTCGGGTCGACCGACTTCCTCAATCCACCCGCCACAACGGATAGGGCCGGTGTCGCCGAGCTGGCGACGGATGCCGAAACCAGCGCCGGCACGGACGATCGCCGCGCCGTCACGCCCAAGGGCCTGAGCTTTGCCCTTTCCGCGCGCCTCGCCGGCTGGGGCAACGACATCTGGCGCGCAAGCAACGACGGCGCGGGCTCGGGCCTCGATGCCGATCTGCTCGATGGGCAGCAGGGCAGCTGGTACGCGGATATCAGTGGCCGCCTAGGCTATGTGCCTGCGAACCGTGCGGGAGACGCTTTCACCGGGCGATGCACGTTCGGCGGCGGCGTTACGGGAGGCAATGGCGTCGGCACCGGCACTCCGTTCCTCGGCGAGCTGGAGATCAAGGGCAACGGCGTGGGCGCCGCCATGCTCGCATTCCACCGTCCGAACGCATTTGCCGCCTATCTTGGCGTAGACGTCGACAATCAGCTCAAGTTCGGCGGATCTAGCATGGGCGCGATTTCGTACGCGCTTTGGCACGCGGGCAATGATGGCGCCGGTTCGGGTCTCGACGCGGACCTGCTCGATGGTCGGCAAGCTGCCGATTTCCTGTCCAAGGCCGGCGACACGGCGTCAGGCAGGTTGGTGTTCAGCGCCGCCGCCGCCGGCAACGGAGGCGTGGCAGCACCAACCGGCGACCGCGGCGAAATCGAGGTCCGCGGTAATGGCGTCGGCGCGGCGATGATGACCTTTCATCGCCCTGGCGGCTTCGGCATGCACTTCGGGCTGGATACCGACAACCGCCTCAAGGTCGGCGGCTTCACCTTCGGCAACGAGGCCTATCAGATCTGGCACAGCGGGAGCGACGGCGCCGGTTCCGGCCTCGACGCCGATCTGCTCGACGGGCATGACGGCGGCTATTACGCGGACGTTCTTGCCCGTCTCGGCTATGTGCCGGTCCAGCAGGGAACCGGCATCGGGCAGCTGCCGAACACCATCAAGATCGGATGGTCAGGCGCGCGCGTGAAGATGACGGTCGACGCAACCGACATCGGTAACGTCCTGTTCGACAGTCATGTTGCCGACGTCTGGCGGAGCAGCAACGACGGCGCGGGCTCCGGCCTGGACGCCGATCTGCTCGACGGTCGCCAGGCGTCCGACTTCGCGCTGCTGAGCGACGGCTCCCGCTTCGGATCGAACGGGAACGGCTATTGGGAGCGCCGCCCCAACGGCGTGATCGAGCAATGGGGGAAGGTGACGGGTCCTTTCACCGAGAGCGCGGTCGGCATCAGCTTCCCGGTCCCCTTCGCCGACCCCAATTCGGTCGTGGTCACGCCCGTCGCCGTCAACGCGAGCGCCAACAACCGTTTCGACATCACCGTGCAGCGCGTCGATATCTCGGCAAATGGCTGCACGCTGATGGTCCAGTACACTGCCGCCTCGAGCTCGATCAATCAGATCGACGGCATCGACTGGCGCGCGGTCGGCATTTGAGCAGCAAAGGAAATCCCATGAAGACGACGATCAACAGCGTGGATGCGAGCGCCGGCACCGCTTCGGTGACCTTCGAGCATGACGGGATCACCCATACCCGGGACGTGAACATCTGCCGCACCGCCAAGGGCAAGTTCGATGCGGCGGCGACCGATGCGCGCATCGCGGACGTCGCGCGCGGCGTGGAGGTGAAGATCGCAGCCGGAGCGATCACCAATCCGCTCCCGGCGCAGGAACAGAATTCCCCCGCGACGAAATAGCCGCACCTTGTAGAGCTGCTGTCTTACAAGCTCGGACCCGCGCGCGGCGGCGCTGCCGGCGGCACAGTCCGGCACCGTGAGCGACCTCAACGATCCCCGCCGCCTGATCGGCAACCTGATGCGCCTGGGCACGATCGAGAGCATCGATCTTGCCCAGGGCACCGTGCGCGTTCGCGTGGGCGAGATCGTCACCGGCGACATTCCCTTCGCCGCGCCGCGCGCCGGCGCCATGCGTATCTGGGCGCCGCCGAGCATCGGCGAGCAGGTCCTGCTCTTCTGCCCCGAAGGCGACATCGAAGCCGGCATCATCCTGGGCGCGCTGTTCTGCGATGCGCACCCCGCCCCCACCGCTGACGGCACCTATCTGGTCGATTTCGGCGACGGGACGCGGCTCGCCTACGACAGCGAGGCGCGCAAGCTCTCGATCACCGTGGCCGGCGCGGCCGAGATCTCTGCCCCCGATGGCCTCACCATCAACGCCGACGTCCAGCTCAACGGCAAGGTGGACGCGACGGGCAAGATCACCAGCGCCGAGGACGTCGTCGCTGCCGGCAAGAGCCTCACCGGCCACAAGCATCTGCAGGTGCAGCCCGGCAACGGCGTGTCGGGGGCGCCGCAATGAGGGGCATGGATGCCGCCACCGGCAAGCCGCTGGCAGGCGAAGCGCACCTGTCGCAGTCGATCGGCCGCATTCTCTCCACGCCGATCGGCACGCGCGTCGGCCGCCGCGACTTCGGCTCGCTGCTGCCCGAGCTGATCGACCAGCCCGCGAACCCCGCGCTCCGGATCCGGATCTTCGCTGCGACTGCCCTGGCGCTCAAGCGCTGGGAGCCGCGCATCCGCGTAACCCGCGTCGGCCTGGCACAGCTCGAGCCCGGCACGGCGACCGTCGTCATCGACGGCATCCGCACCGACCAGCCCCGCGCCGCGTCGCGCACCCGCATCACCGTGCCGATCGCCTCACGATCCGGCCTCACCTTCACCGCCTAGGAGCCCCACGCCATGGCCTATTCGCACGGCATCAACATCACCGAAGTGACCAGCGGCAGTCGCCCGCTCACCACCGTTGCGACGGCAGTGATCGGCCTGGTCGCAACCGCACCGGCTGCGAACGCCGACGCCTTCCCGCTCAACAAGGCCGTCCTGGTCACCGACGCAGAGGCGGCGTTGGGCAAGGCGGGCGCCACCGGCACGCTGCCCAATGTGCTGCGCGCGATCAGCGATCAGGTGCGCTGCCCGATCGTGGTCGTGCGCATCGCCGACGGCGCCAACGCGGCCGAGAAGACGGCAAACGCGGTCGGCACCACCACCGCGCAGGGCCAGAAGACCGGCATGCAGGCGCTGCTCGCCGCCGAGGCGCAGCTCGGCGTCAAGCCGCGCATCCTCGGTGCCCCCGGCCTCGACAGCCAGGCCGTCGCCGAGGCGCTGGCGATCGTCGCGGGCAAACTGCGCGGCATGGCCTATGCCGCGGCGGTCGGCGGCGATGTCAGCGCGGCGATCGCCTATCGCGCCGCCTTCAGCGCGCGCGAGCTGATGCTCGTCTATCCCGATTTCTACGCGGCCGACGCGATCAGCGGCGAAACGGCGATCAGCTACGGCGTCGCCCGCGTGCTCGGCCTGCGCGCGCGGATCGATCAGGAGCAGGGCTGGCACAAGACGATCAGCAACGTCGCGGTCGCGGGCGTCACCGGCATCACCAAGGATATCCAGTTCGATATTCAGGATCCGGCCTGCGAGGCGAACCTCCTCAATGCCGCGCAGATCTGCGCGCTGGTGCGCACCAGCACCGGCTTCCGCGTGTGGGGCTCGCGCACCTGCGCGGAGGAGCCGCTGTTCGCCTTCGAAAGCAGCGTCCGCACCGCACAGGTGATCCGCGACACCATCGCCGCCGGCATGCTGTGGGCGATCGACAAGCCGCTGCGCCCCAGCCTGGCGAAGGACATCGTCGAGACGATCAACGGCACGCTTCGGCAGATGAAGCTGGCCGGCCAGATCATCGGTGGCCGCGCCTGGTACGATCCCCAGCAGAACACGCCTGACACGCTGGCAGGCGGCAAGCTGGTGATCCCCTACGACTTCACGCCGGTGCCGCCGCTGGAAAACCTCTCGCTGCAGCAGCGCATCACCGACACCTATTTCGCCGACTTCGCGGCCGGCGTCGCCGCCTGATCGCACCCCCTCCCCCATCTGATCGAAAGGCACCGGCATGGCACTGCCCCGCAAGCTCAAGGACATGAACCTCTATTCGGAGGGCGAATCGTTCCGCGGCATCGTGACGTCGGTCACGCTGCCCAAGCTCGCCCGCAAGCTCGAAGACTATCGCGGCGCCGGCATGGACGGCACCGTGAAGCTCGACCAGGGCGCTGAGGCGATGGAGATGGAATTCACCCTCGGCGGTCCCGAGCTTTCCATTCTCCGCCAGTTTGCCCGCCCCGGCGTCGCCGGCAGCTATCTGCGCTTCGCCGGCGCCTGGCAGGATGAAGGCACCGGCGTGGTCGATATCGGCGAGATCACCGTGCGCGGTCGCTTCGAGGAGATGGACTTCGGCGAGATGAAGCCCGGCGAGGGCGGCGAGTTCAAGTGCAAGTTCCAGTGCGCCTATTTCCGCCTCGAATGGAACGGCGAGGAACTGGCCGAGATCGATCCGCTGAACGGCATCTATCGGATCGCCGGTGAGGATCGCCTGGCCGGCTGGAGCAGCCTGCTCGCCTGATCGCGTCCCCCTCCCCCCTAATCGAAAGCCTGTTCCATGACCGCAATCCGCACCTTCACCCTCGACGATCCGATCACCATTGCCGGCGAGGAGAAGATCGCCGCCGGCACCGTCATCACCGTTCGCAAGCCCGGTTCGGGCGAGCTGCGCGGCCTGGCGCTGAACAGCCTGATCAACCTCGACGTCGCCTCGCTGGAGACGCTGGCGCCGCGCATCACCAGCCCCACGATCCACAAGCCCTTCGCCGCCGCGATGGCGCCCAACGACATGCTGCAGTTCGGCACCGAGGTGATCGATTTTTTGCTGCCGAAGGCCGCGAAGCCGGTCTCCCACGACGCATAGAAGACGCGATGGCGGACGTGGCGGCGGTCTTTCACTGGCCGCCGCCCGTCATGCACGAGATGGGCGTGGCCGAGCTGATGGGCTGGCACGCCCGCGCGATCGAACGGCTGAAGGCCATGAACGGCATCGAGGACTGACACGATGGACCGCAATCTGCGCATCCGCATGCTGCTCGAAGCCGGCGACAAGGTATCCCGGCCGCTGCGCGACATCGCCAGCGGCTCGGGCCGCGCTTCGCGATCCCTGCAGCAGACCCGCGACCAGCTCGCCGCGCTCAATCGCGCCCAGTCCGATCTGGCGTCGTTCCGCACCCTCAAGAACGACCTGCGCGGCACCGAGCAGCAGCTCGGCCTCGCGCGCACCCGCGTCGCCGAGCTGGCGCGCCAGATGCAGGCGGCCGAGAACCCCTCGCGCAAGCTCGCCCGCGACTTCGACGCCGCCAAGCGCGCAGCCGCAGCGCTGAAATCGCAAGCCGAGGGACAGAGCGCCGAGCTGCAGCGCCTGCGCGACCGGATGCGCGAGGCCGGGCTCGGCGCCGGGGGCCTCGTCCAGCACGAGCGCAACCTGCGCCAGGCCGTCGCCCGCACCAACGATCAGCTCGAGGAGCAGAGCCGCCGCCTGCAGCAATCGAGCGACCGCGCCCGCCGCATGGGCGCCGCGCGGGAGCGCTTCGGCGCCATGCAGGGCACCGCCGCCGGCATGGCCGCGAGCGGCTTCTCCGCGATCGAGACCGGCCGCGCGATCGGCGCGCCGCTGGTCGGCGCCGTCGTCGCCGCGCAGCAGTTCCAATCGGGCATGACGGACATCGCCCAGAAGGCGGACCTCACCCGCGCCCAGGCCGAGAAGATGGGCGAAGGGCTGCTCGTCGCCGCGCGCGCCGCCAACCAGCTGCCCGAGAACCTGCAGCAGGGCGTCGACGTGCTGAGCGGCTTCGGCCTCAACCCCGCCAAGGCGACCGAGATGATCGCGCCGATCGGCCGCGCCGCGACCGCGTACAAGGCCGAAATCTCGGACCTGGCCGCCGCCAGCTTCGCCAATCTCGACAATCTGAAGGTGCCGATCGAGCAGACCGGCCGCGCGATCGACGTGATGGCGCAGGCCGGCAAGGCCGGTGCCTTCGAGATGAAGGACATGGCGCAGTATTTCCCCACGCTCAGCGCCGGCTATCAGGCGCTGGGGCAGAAGGGCGTCGGCGCCGTCGCGGATCTCTCGGCCGCGCTGCAGATCGCCCGCAAGGGCGCGGGCGACGCCGCGACCGCAGCGGGCAACGTGTCGAACGTCCTGCAGAAGATCAGCTCGCCGGGCACGGTCAAGGCGTTCGGCAAGATGGGCGTGGATCTGCCCAAGGCGCTGAAAAAGCTCTACGCCGAGGGCAAGACGCCGCTCGAAGCCATTGCCGAGCTGACCAACAAGACGCTGGGGGGCGACATGTCGAAGCTGGGCAACCTGTTCGAGGATGCCCAGGTGCAGCAGGGCCTGCGCCCGCTGATCGCCAACATGGAGGAATATCGCCGCATCCGCGCCGAGGCGCTGTCGGCCGGCGGCACCACCGACCGTGACTTCGCCGAGCGCATGAAGGACTCGGCCGAACAGACCAAGCGCCTGCAGGTGAGCGGCACCGCGCTGGCGGTGACGCTGGGCGCCGCGCTGCTCCCCACCGTCAACGCCGTGCTGGAGCGCGCGAACGCCTTCACCGATCGGGTATCGAAGTGGACCGCCGCCAACCCCGGCCTTTCGCGCTCGATCGCGGTCGGTGCCGCCGCCTTCGCCGCCCTGTTTCTGGTCCTGGGCGGCGGCGCCATCCTCATCGCCGGCCTGGTCGCCCCGTTCGCGGCGCTCTCGGCCACGGCCACCCTTCTCGGCGTGGGCATGCTGCCGCTGATCGGCATCGTCGGGGGCGTCGTGCTCGGCGTGGTGGCGCTCGGGGCTGCTGCCTACGCGATCTATGCCAATTGGGGCGCGATCAGCACCTGGTTCGCCGGGCTGTGGGAAAGCATCAAGTCGGCGACCTGGACCGCGATCCAGTTCGTCGGCCGCCTGCTGCTGAACTTCTCGCCTGTGGGGCTGATGATCCAAGGCTTCATGGCGCTGCTGGCGTGGATGCGGGGCCCGCTGGGGCAACAGATGATCGCGGCCGGCGGCGATATCGTGCGCGGCATCATCACCGGCATCTCAGCCATGCTGGGCCAGCTCAAGGCAACGGTCATGGGCGCGGCATCGGCCGCGGCGAACTGGTTCAAGAGCAAGCTCGGCATCCACTCGCCCTCCCGCGTGTTCGCCTCGTTCGGCGGGTTCATGATGCAGGGGCTCGATCAGGGCCTCGCGCGCGAGCAGGATGCGCCGGTCGATCGCGTGGATGGCCTTACCGCCCGGCTGGCGAACGCCGTCGCCACCGGCACCGCGGCGCTGGCGATCGGCGCCGGCAGCGCCGGCCCGGCCGCCGCCGTTCCCAGCGCCGGGCCGGTCGCCGCCGCCGCCGCTCCCATCGCCGCGCCCGCGCCGATCGGCCCGATCACCATCGTGATCCAGCAGCAGCCCGGGCAGTCCGGTCAGGATCTCGCCCGCATGGTGCGCGACGAGCTGGAAAAGCTGACGCGCGGCGGGGCCGGCGCTGGGCGGCGCACGTCCATGGCCGACCGACCGGATGGAGACGACCTGTGAAGCTGCTCAGCCTGGGCATGTTCGTCTTCGCAATCGACACGCTCGCCTATGACGAGCTGCAGCGGAAGCGCGCCTGGCGCTTCGCGACGAACGGCCGCGTGGGCGCGAAGGACGCGATCCAGTTCACCGGCGCGGATCTGGAGACGATCACCCTGTCCGGCAGCACGCATATCGAGCTGGCGGACGGGCGCGCGTCGCTCGATCAGCTGATCGACATGGCGGCCGAGGGCGGGGATTGGCCCCTTGTCGACGGGCTGGGCAACGTGCTGGGCAGCTTCGTCATCACCTCGATCGACGAGCGGCACCGCCACTTCCTGCCGGACGGCCAGCCCCGCCAGATCGACTTCGGCATCGACCTGCTCGAAGCGCCGGACGCTGCCGCATGACGCCGATCGCCGATTTCCGCATTACGCTGGACGGCGAGGATCTCTCCCCGAAGATCCGGCCGCGCCTGATCAGCCTGCGCATCACCGAGAAGCGCGGCGGCGACGCCGACCAGCTCGACCTGGTGCTCGACGATAGCGACGGCCGCTTGGCGCTGCCGCCCGAGGGCGCGGTGCTGACCGTCGAGCTTGGCTGGAAAGCCGGCGACGGCGTGGCGATAGGGCTGGTCGACAAGGGCCGCTTCAAGGTGGACGAAGTGGAGCATAGCGGACCGCCAGATACCGTGAGCATCCGCGCCAGCGCGGCGGACTTCGCCAGCGCCCTCACCACGCGCCGCGAGCAGAGCTGGCACAGCACCACCCTGGGCGCGATCGTCGACACCGTGGCAGGGCGGCACAAGCTCAAGCCGCGCTGCGCGCCCGCGCTCGCGTCCATTGCCGTCCACGCCAAGGCGCAGGAGCGCGAAAGCGATATCGCGCTGCTGCGCCGCTTGGGCCGCGAGCATGATGCCGTGGCGACCATCAAGGCCGGGTGCCTGATCTTCGCGCCGATCGGCGCCGGGATCACGGCGACCGGCCAGCCCCTGCCCGGCGTTACCATCCGCCGGCGCGACGGTGATCGGCACAGCTACCGCGTTGAGAAGCGCGAGGCGGCGGGCAAGGTGGTAGCCGAATGGCACGATCGGAAGGCTGCGAAAAAGAAGAAGGTGACCGCGGGCAGCGGCGACGGCACCGAGCGGAAGCTATCCCGCGTCTATGCGAGCGAGGGCGAGGCGAAGCGCGCAGCAGCGGCGGAAACGAAGCGCGCCGGCCGCGCGCCGCGCAGCCTGGATCTCACCCTCGCCCTCGGCCGCGCCGAACTGGCGCCCGAGCAGCCCGCCACGGCAGAAGGGTTCAAAGCCGATATCGACGCACAGCGTTGGCTGATCTCGGAGGTGAACCATCAGCTGGACGCGCGCGGAGGCTTCACCACGGCGGTCAATCTGGAGATTCGCGCCTAGCTTTTTGTAGTAACATTCTGCTTGCAAGCCGGGCGAATTGTTACTACAGTTTCTGCATGATCATCGTTTGGGACGAACCGAAGCGCCTCGCAAATCTCGACAAGCACGGGATCGATTTTGCGCATGTCGGTTTCGACTTCTTCCTCTCGGCGATCGTTGGTGAAGCCAAGGATGGCCGCTATTTCGCGGTTGGCGAGCTGAACGGCGTAATCACCGTGATCTTCGCCCGCCTTGGCACTGAAGGGCTGTCGATCATTTCGGCGCGCCCCGCGAGCAAGAAGGAAAGGCAACTGCTGGCATGACCAAGCGCGGATACACCCAGGCCGACCTTGATGCGGTCTCCGACACCCCCGAGTTGACCGAGGAGCAGATCGCGGGCGCGCGCCCGTTCGCGGAGGCCTTCCCGGATCTCGCGGCAAAGATGGTTCGCTCGCGCGGGCCGCAGAAAGCACCGCGGAAGGTGAGTACTACGATTCGACTGTCCCCGGACGTGGTCGACTTTTTCAAGGCCAGCGGCGACGGGTGGCAATCGCGGATCAACGATGCCCTGCGCCAGTGGGTGGCAGAGCACCGTTGATCGGCTTCATTCCCCTCGCTTGCATGTTGGTCGCTGTGGACGGCGATACGCTTCGCTGCGGCAGTGAGCGCATAAGGCTGCTAGGTATCGACGCACCCGAAATGCCAGGACATTGCCGGCGCGGACGGCAATGCGTCCCCGGCGATCCAGTGCGATCGAAGCAGGCGCTCGCACTGGCCATCCGTGGCGCCGCGACGATCAAGCGGATCGGACTCGATCGCTATGGTCGCACCCTTGCTGCCGTCCGTGTGAATGGCCGCGATGTCAGTTGCGGCCAGATCCGCGGCGGCAATGCCGCTTATATTGCCCGCTGGGACAACGGCGGGCGAGTTGCCCGCGCGTGCGGAATCACAGGCCTAGACGATCCAATGAGCCGTTCGGCCGGGACGCAGCCCATTGCCGCGCCGCTTCGACCGCGCGAGGGGCGTCGATCGCCTGCTCTGTCGCGAACAGCAGCGTCTGCTGCCCGCTGATCTCTTCCCGCAAGATCCTGGCCAAGGCCTCATAGGTGAAGGTCAGATGATAGAACTGGCCCGCGCGGTCATGGATAGATATCCCGACAATGTCGCCGGGATCGATGTCAGGCCGATGCGCCAGATTGACGGCTACTAGCCGGACTGCTGCCCCTATGGACCCATAAACTTGGGCGTCTACGATCCGGTCGGCGAACCAAACCTGAGCCTCAAGCCGGTGCTGAACCGATCGAGACAGGTTCACCCTCGAAGGGTTCAGAACCCGCCCAACCGGCACCGCGGTGCCCGGCTTCAACGGGGTCAACAATGCACCACCTGCGACGAAGATCGCGGTGACGGAGAGAATCGCGCGAGCGAACCGCGTGCATCGCGGACGGCCCGGCGCAGAATTTGCGAGATATGTCACTCAGCCCCCTGAACGGCGGTGCTATTGCCTCCGCCGAAGCAGCGGCGCAACCGAGATTTCTCCCGGTCGATCTTGTCCGACGTCGGTCATGCAATATCGCCGGCAGGCGCCATGCTGCCGTGAGGGCCGTCACGATGCCGCCTCGAAAAACCGAAAACGTCAAGGGATACCGTCACATGCCAGTGTCGCACGAACCGGGCATGAGAACGTTGTTTCCTACAGCTTCGCTCTTTCATTATGGAGAACGGAACGGGAACATAAAAGAGCAACGTTAGAGGGCGCATTACGTGAATTTTCGTGAACAGGGGCAGGGGTGTGATTTCGGGTGTTCAGATTGCAACATGACCTGCGCAGTGCTCACTGCCGCGCGAGATTCGCTTTGGTTGCAGGTTGAGACTTTGTCGCGCGCGCAAGCGACGCGACCACATCTTCAACAGGGATTTGCGCTTGAAGCTGCGCGAGAGCGGCTGGCAATAGCTGAGCGAGAAATCGAGCGCGTTCGTCCCGCGAGTCGTCTGGACGCTCCAGAGCCAACAGCGCCGCGAACATCTGGGTCAGCGCATCTTCACTAGGTAGCGCGACATGCATCATCAGGTGCCGGACCGGGGGAGGCGCCGGCACCAACGCATCTTCGTCAGCCTTATCAGACGGAACATCCTCGCCGCGCAGCCAGCGCAGCGACACGCCAAGCACCTCAGCAATTTCAGGCAGGAACTTGGATCGCTTGATCTTCCCGCTCATGATCTGATGGATCGTTCCGGGCGTCACACCGATTGCACGCGCAAGCGACGACTGATCGTGCTGCGCCCTCTCCATCGCCTGCCGCACGCGCTCGGGGTTCAAGGCCGTCATGCGGTCGAGCGATAGTGCAAGAGATTGTAGCTCGCTATCAGAGACATCTCTTCCCGACATTAATAGTTCCCTCTCATAGAATCCTCTTGCGTACTTTGAGAGGTTTCTATAACGTTGGCGTATGGATGAGAGACACCTCTTAACCGCGCTCGCCGCGTTCGATCGCGCGCTGCAGATCGCAGGTTCGCAGAGCGCGCTTGCCCGAATTTGCGGCTGCACCCCCGGAGCAATCTACCAGCCCCGGAAACAGGGTAAGCCGCTGTCCGCGCGCTTCGTCTTGAAAGTCGAAGCTGCGACTGGCGTGTCCCGCCACGATCTTCGTCCCGATTTTTACCCGCGAGCGGTAGAGGAGACTCTTCATGACGCCTCTGTATCGGAGAAAACTATAAGCGTCGCCTGCAATCAGGCTCCGCTTTTGCCGAAGGCGCCGGCCGATGACTGAGATCGCTTCGCACGAGGTTCGCACGCTAGGCCATATGCTCGCCGCGCTGACCGACCTTCAAACCAAGGCAGCCGAGATCCAGCGCGAGCCTGTTGGCATCGCCAACATCGACAACGCAGCAGGCTGGAAGATCGTGCTCGAGAAGAACGATCTCGGTCTGTTGAACGTCCGCTTTTCGAGGCCGCGCAATGGCTGACCTCGCACCGAATAACCCCACGGGTCGCACTGTGGGGCAGGCCACCATCGACGTTGTGTCTCCTTGCGGCGGTGGTGGCCTACCTGATCTTGCCGATCTCAAGGCCGAGCGGGAGAGGCTCTGGCAATACCGCCCGCGCACGCGTGCCAAGAAGTACGCGAAGGCCGAGCGCTTGAGCCAGATCCGCCGCATGCTTGCGGCGATCGCGATCGAGAATGGCTTTTGCGCCAACTGCTTCGAGAATCTGGCCGGCGCGACGGGACCTGAGTGCTCCAGCTGTGAGGAGCTGCCTTTCTGATGACCAAGCAACGCACCCCCGGCACTTGGGCCCACGCCGCCTTCAAGATCGGCGAGCACCTCGGCGCCAAGCGCGCCGCTGCCGTCGCGCAGGTTAGCGAACGCACCTTCTACAACTGGGCCGATCCGGATCTTGAGGGCACACCCACGCTGGCCCAAGCGTTCGCGCTCGATATGGCATTTTTCGATGCCGGCGGCGACACGTTGCCCTTCCTCGCGGTCTACCAGGCTGCGACCGAGTGCCGCGCGATCGTTGCCGATCCGTGCCGCCTCGCCCTCGTCGATGATATCGCGGACACCGCCAAGGAATTCGGCGAGGTCGTCGAACACGGCCTCGCCGCCGCACGGTCGACCGCCAGCCGCAGCGACGTGCTGCGGGCGATGACGGAGGCGGCCGAACTGGAACAGGCGGCCAAGACAATCACGCGCCGACTTGGCGCCATCTTTCGCCGTGGCGCGGGGCCTCGGCAAATCGCGGGGGGAACCCAATGAGCATGAAGCGAAGCCTCCATGTGCTGTGTCCGGAGTGCGGGTCACGCGTGACCTGTCGCACAAGCGAACAGATGACCCGCACCGTCCGCGAAGGGCGGATGCTGTGCGACAACGACGACTGCGGGTGCGCTTTCGTCGTTCACATTATCGCCGTGCGCCTCGTGGTTCGGGGCCTTGCCCCCAACCCCGAGCTGCACCTGCCGGTCGGCAGGTGGAGAGAGCCGGCGAACGACGATAGCCCACCACGCCCGGCCAATGACGACAGGATCGCCGCCGATCTCGTGACCGGCTGACGCCCGCCGGCACCGCGCCGGCCGAACTGAAACTCGAATGCCTAGCCCGAAGCGCCCCGCTTCCGGGAACGCCCTCCGCTTGCCTGCGAAAGACCACACCACCCGATGCGCGACGATTTGCTCAAGGACGTCCTGGCCCGCCTGAAGCGTGACTACGGCTTCAAGGAAAAGGGCGCATGGCTGCAGGAGGGTCGCTGCGCGCACTGCGACAAGAAGGAAGCCTTCGTCCGTGCCGACAACCCGTGGGTGGTGAAGTGCGGGCGCCAGAACAAGTGCGGGCGCGATAGCGCCGTCAAGGAGCTGTATCCGGACCTGTTCGACAACTGGTCGAACCGCCACAAGGCCACCCCCGAGGATCCGAACGCGGCGGCCGACGCCTATCTGCAGCACGCCCGGGGCTTCAACCTGTCCGGCCTGCGTGGCAGCTACCGGCAGGAGTGGTACAGCGATCAGAAGCTCGGCCTTACGACCGCCACCGTTCGCTTCCCCCTCCCCGGCGACAGCTATTGGGAACGGCTGATCGACCAGCCCAGCCGCTTCGGGAAGAAGAAGGCGCGGTTCAACTATGGCAGCACCTGGCGCGGCCATTGCTGGCTGTACCCGAAGAGCAGCATGCTCGACTATGCGCGTGCCGGCGAGATCTGGATCGCCGAGGGCATCTTCGACGCCATCGCGCTCGTCCAGACCGGCAAGGTGCACGCCGTCGCGGCGATGTCGTGCAACGTCTATCCTGAGCACTTCCTCGCCGAGCTGCGCAAGACGTGCGGCGATCTCAACATCGCCACCCCCAAGCTGATCTGGGCCTTCGATGTCGGCGCGGCTGGCGTGCGCTTTACCCGCAAGTTCGCGGACCAAGCCCGAGCCGAGGGCTGGACCTGCGGCGCCGCCCAGGTGCGCCCGGATGGCGAGGGCGAGAAGCTCGACTGGAACGACCTGGCGCAGCGCGACAAGCTGCAGCCGTCCGACCTGGACGAGTATCGCTGGAACGGCGAGATCACGATCGCCAGCTCGGCCACCGCCAAGGCCCTGCTGATCTACGAGCGCAAGCGGCTCGAGTCTTTCCCGATCACCTTCGGCGGCAAGCAGCTATGGGCCAACTTCTCGCTGGAGCGCATCCAGGGAGAGCTGCAGTCGCTGCTCGAAAGCCAGGATCCGGAGTTCGAGGACTTCAAGGAGCTGCCGTTCGACGAGCAGTGGAACAAGGCCGCCGAGCGCGCCGTCGCGATCGAGGAGGTGGCGAACTGCACCTTCCGCACCCTCTATTATCAGCGCGACCCGATCGTCGAGGAAGGCTCGTACCTCATCCGCGTCGACTTTCCGTCCGACCGTGCGGGCGTGAAGGCCACCTTTTCCGGCTCCGCCTGCTCGGGTGCAGGCGACTTCAAGAAGCGCCTCGCCAGTATTGCCCCCGGCGCCCAGTGGACCGGCAACCAGTATCAGCTGGACAAGCTGATGCAGGTACAATGGGCGCAGATCCGCATGGTCGAGGCCCTGCAGTTCGTCGGCTATTCCAAGGAGCATGAGGCGTGGGTTTTCGGCGACATCGCCGTCCACAAGGGCCGCACCTATGAGGTGAACGAGGAGGATTATTTCCGCCTCGGCAAACAGTCGGTGAAGCTGCGCTCCAACGAGCGAATGCTGCGGATCGAGTACGATCCCGATCGCCTGGACCTGACATGGGTGAAGCCGCTGTCGCTGGCCTATGGCCCCAAGGGACTGGTGGTGCTCGCCTATTGGGTGCTGAGCCTGTTCGCGGAGCAGGTGCGCCACCACCAGGAGAGCCTGGGCTTCCTCGAAATGACCGGCGAGCCCGGCAGCGGCAAGACGACGCTGCTGGAGTTCCTCTGGAAACTGCTCGGCCGCCCCGGATACGAAGGCTTCGATCCCACCAAGGGCACGATCGCCGGTATCGCACGCACGCTCGGCCAGGTCGCGAACCTGCCGGTGGCGATGATCGAGGGCGACCGTACCCAAGAGACGGCGCATGCCCGCCGCTTCGAATGGGACGAGCTGAAGACCGCCTATAACGGCCGCCCCGTGCGCACGCGCGCCGTCGCGAACGCCGGCATGGAAACCTACGAGCCGCCATTCCGCGCAGCGCTGGTGATCGCCCAGAACGCCCGCGTGCAGGGATCGGAAGCGCTCACCGAGCGCATCATGGGCGTGCACTTCGACAAGGGCCGGTTCTCCCCCGAAGGCAAGGCCGCCGCGGGCAAGCTCAAGGCCGCCGACATCAAGGCGATTTCGGGCTTTCCGGTGCACGTGACCCGGCGCGAGGAGCAGATCCTAGCCGCCTATTTCGCGGCCTATGCCCGCCACGAACCGGCGATGCGGGACTATCCCGGATGCGGCAACTATCGCTTCGCGCACAACCACGCACAGCTCGCCGCGATGCTGGACGCGATGCGCGTCGTCATCACCAACATCAGCGACCGCGATGTCGCAGATGCGCACGCGCTGATCCTCGCCATGCTGGTGGAGCGCCACCAGCTCACCGACGCGGATCACCCGTATGTCGTGCAGTTCTGGGAGCGGTACGACCATTTCCTCGCCCAGGACGCGAGCGTCACCAACCCGCCGAACCCAATCAACCACAGCCGCAAGGCCGATCAGATCGCCATCAGCCTGGTGCAGTACGAATCGCGCTGCACCACCAGCGGCCTGCGCCCGCTCTGCACGATGATCGAGCTGCAGAAGCTGCTCAAGACCTCGAAGAGCCGCCGCTTCATCGCGGTGAAGCCGATCAATTCCATCACCGGCAAGACCGTCGCCTGCTGGGTCTTCCGCAATCCCGATTCCCACGAGAGCAAAGGAGCATAATCGATGCTGCTGCCCAACACGCACGTCCCCGGCACGCGCAGTGCGCCCATGCGCATGACGGCCGCCCGCTATCTGGAGCTGCGCCGCAAGGCGGCGGGGCTCTCCCGCTACGAACTGGCGGTGCGCTTGAACAGTTTAGAACTGGCGGTGCGCTTGAGCAGTTTTCCCAGCCCAGCCCAACGGCACCGCGGTATCGGCGCCATCGCCTCGCTGATCGAACAGCTGGAACGCCCCGGCTCGCGTGCGAAGCACCCCGAGCTGGTCCAGGCGCTTGCAACGATCATCCCCGTCGACGTCGCCATCTACAACCAGCTCGCGAACGATCCGGTGGACCGTCACCCGACCGTTTGCTTGTCGTGCGGCTGTTCGGACTATTTTCCGTGCACCGGCGCCGCCGGCATCTGCACGCTGGAGCGCGGCACCTGCACCCGCTGCCAGAGCGGAGCGGCCCAATGAACCGGCTGCAGCGCATCTTCGGCTGCAACTGCAAGAGCTGCCAGCCCACCGCGCACCCGCTCGCCCGCCTGGTCTTCAATGCCTGGGGCGGCCTGGGCGTCGGCCTGATCATCATCCAGATCCTGAGGAACTTCCAGTGACCACCATGACCATGCGCCAGGAGCGCGCGGGCGACGGCTCGCTGCGCCACGTGCCCACCCCGTTCATCCCCACCGCCGGCAAGGCCAAGGGCAAGAAGGCCACCAAGCCGGCCGATCCGATCAAGGCCAACCCCGACACCTCCGCGCAGCAGCTCGCCCAGCTGATCGAGCGCATCGAGCGCCTGGAGGAGGAGAAGGCGGGCATCCTTGGCGACATCAACGAAGTCTATGCCGAGGCGAAGGCGACCGGGTTCGACGTCAAGACGATGCGCACCATCGTGAAGATCCGGAAACTGGAAAAGCACCACCGCATCGAGGCGGAGGAGATCCTCGAAACCTACAAGTCCGCGCTGGGAATCGTGTGATGCGCCGCCCCGACCTCGTCCGCGCCATCACGCGCGAGATCCCGATCCTCGCCTTCGTCGTCATCGTGCTCCTGCTCGCTCTGGCGCAGCAGCGGCCCGAGCGCGCCTGCGGCGAAACCCAATTGGAGACCCGCCCATGATCCGCATCGACCCGCGCCGCGCAGGCGCGCACGTCCGCACCGCCGGCAAGGCCATCGTGACGATCGGCGTGATGTTCACGCTGTTCCTGATCGCCATCGGCACCGTGATGGGGGAGCGCCGCCGATGAAGCGCCGCCGCCCCCAACCCCAGCTTTGCGACGTCATCGGTTGCGGTCGTTCGCGCGTGCCGCTGCGCCGTGTGTGCGACCGCTGTCGCGAGCGCCTGCCCGCGGAGATCCGCATTGCGATCGAGGAAGCGCACCACCAGCGCCGCTGGTGCGACCACCTCACCGCCCGTCGCCAGGCCGGCGCATTCCTGAACCTGCCGGTGCCCACGAAGGCGCCGGCCACCATCACCCCCAGCATATCGCCACAGCGTGCCTACGAGCTGCAGGCGCGGATGCTGGGCGAAAGGAGCGAGCCATGAGCAGCACCGCCAAACGCCTCTGCATCGTATGCGGGCGCCCGATCGCCAAGCGCACGAGCGACTTCTTCTTTCGCGAACCCGTAGCGTATCAGCCGCCTAAGCCACACTCTTGGGGCGGCGACCATAATGCCATTGAGGCAAAGCCCGACGGGTGGCGGGAGGGGAACTCAATCTACCTCCATCAGAGGCCCCGCAGTCGCGAAGAAGCACAGCGTTATGTGAACGGCGAGATCATCAGTGTTCGCCGTGACGGCGAGGTGCTTTCGCGCGTCAGCTACTGGGATGGCGAGAGCTGGCAGGACAGGTTCTTCTGCACAAATCGGTGCGCCATGGATCAGGGCTACGCATCTGCTCAGCACGGGCACCGCTACCTCTGGAAGTCTCGCTCATGACAGACGAACAGATCCTAGCCGCTGTCGCCCAGCGCCCGTGCAGCCAGCACACCTATGTCGTGCGGAACATCCTGGCGACCGAGCTGGGCCGCATGGAGATCACGACCGCTCAGGTCCGCCGACGCCTCACCGCCCTTGAGAAACAGGGAAAGGTGAAGTCGCGTCGGTGGGGACCGGGCAGCAGCATCGAATGGACGATCAATGCCGATCAGCCCTGAAAACCGCGCCCGCTACCCCGAGGACTGGCCCGCGATCAGCCTGCGCATCCGCAAGGAACGTGCGGGCGATCGGTGCGAGTGCCAGGGCGAATGCGGCCACCCGCACCTCGGGCGTTGCCCCGAGGTGAACGGCGGGCCGCATAGCGTCACCGGCTCGACGGTGGTGCTCACCGTCGCGCACCTTGATCACCAGCCCGAGCACTGCACGGACGAGAACCTCCGCGCCATGTGCCAGCGGTGCCATCTCGGCTACGACCGTGATCACCACGCCCATAATGTCAGGCAGACGATGTCCCGCCGGCGGCTGCAGGCCGCCGGCAACCTTGAACTGTTCGGCGGCGACTTGGGCACCCCGACTCTGCCCACGCTTCCCGAGGTGCTCGCGCCGCCGGCACCGGCCTCGGCCGAGTGGCCGTTCGGCAACCTGCGCCCCGGCGGATACGGCGTGATCTATGCGGACCCGCCGTGGCGCTTTGCAAACTTCTCGGCCAAGGGCGAGGCGAAGAACCCGACGGCGCATTATCCTTGCATGTCGCTCGCGGATCTCGCCCGCCTGCCGGTCGCGCGGCTCGCCGCGCCCGACTGCGCGCTGATCATGTGGGCGACGGCGCCGCTGCTCGACCGCGCGATCGAGCTGCTGCGCGCGTGGGGCTTCACCTTCAAGAGCGCCGGGGCCTGGGCGAAGCGCACGTCGACCGATCGCAGCTGGGCCTTCGGCACCGGCTATGTCTTCCGCTCGGCCGCCGAGTTCTATCTCGTCGGCACGATCGGCAAGCCACGCGTCCAGTCGCGCAGCGTCCGCAACCTGCTGGTGGCGCCGGTGCGCGAACATAGCCGCAAGCCCGACAGCATGATCGCCGACGTCGAGGCGCTCTATGCCGGCCCCTATGTCGAGCTGTTCGCCCGCCAGCGCCGGCCCGGCTGGGACTGCTGGGGCAATGATGTCGAGAAATTCGCCTCGGAGATCGGGTGATGCGCACGCGCCACAACGAAATCTTTATACGCCGCTGGAAGTCCAAGGCCGGCCGGTTGAAGGAAGTCCGCAAACGCTTCACGCCACGCCGGCCATATGACCGGTTCCTTTGGGCTATCGCACGCCACCGGATGCCCGTCGCGGACGCCATGCTTTCCCTTGAGCACGCCATCCCCCGCCATGGCAATGCGCTGTGGATGCGCCTCCACGCGGTCTCATATCCGCACGCATCGCGGTACCCACGATCGGCGATGCGGACCGCGAGCTTTAGCCCCGCCTTTCTGGCGGTGGAACGTCGGAGGAACAGATTCGCCGAATCGGAGACGATCGGGCATGGATGATCTTCCCGTCAGTGTCCTGCTCAAGCGGGTGCGGCGCGCGGCGCGTAATGGCGAGCGCCTGCACCTTGGTCCGGAGCATGCGCGGGCGTTGATGGACCCGCGTGTCTACGCGGTGCTGTGTGAGATCGAGTCGGAGGAATTCAGGGCGGGATGGCAGGTCGAAGGCGAAGCGGTGCAGGTTCCGGCACGGCCAAGGCCGGCGAAGCCCAGCGCTTCGAGCTCGGGCCTTTCTGGCTTTGGTATCGCCGCGACCGCGACGACTGGAACATCTGTTGGCTCGATGGACGTGTCACTCGGCGCGCATCGACGGGTATCGGCGGTGACGGCGGAAATCCGCCGGAAGAAGCGAAACTCGCCCTCATAGACCACTGGACCGCGTGGAAGGCGCAGGCCGAGGCGATCATGCCGACCGGCCCGCGCGGTCCCCATGAGGTGCTGCTCGCCGACCTCACCGCCGCCTGGCTGGAAGAGCATGTCGCGCACCTCGAAAGCCCCGAGCGCTATCTCGACAGCGTGGATCGCCTCGAAGCCTTCTGGGCCGAGCTGCGCGCGCAGCAGCTGCTGCCCGAGCCGTTCAGCGTCGCCAACGTATCGAATGCGCTGGTCGACGCCTTCATCGCCTGGCGCGCCGCCCAGGGCGTTTCGGCGCCGACGATCTCGCGCGACCTGGCTGCGCTGCGCGGCCCGATCAACTGGGCGATGAAGCCGGAAATCAACCGGCTGTCTAGCGCACCGAAGATCAAGGACGTGAAGGGCCGCAAGAAGCCGAAGGAACTGGAGTGGAGCCCAGAGCAGGTGGCCGCCATCCTCGATGCCGCGCGCGGCGCGCCGGAACGGGACCACGTCTTCCTGTTCACGCTGATCATGCTGAGCACCCACGGCCGCGCCGAGGCGACACTCGAGCTGGACGCATCGCAGATCCGCCGCGGCATGATCCACTTCCTTCGGCCTGGCGAAGAGCAGACCCGCAAGCGCCGGCCGATCGTGCCGATCTGCCCCACGCTCGCACCATGGCTGGAAGGCGCCACCGGCAAGATCATCCGCTACCGCGTGCCCACGTCGCAGAAGACGCGCGCGGCCGGCGGCCCAGACCATTACGAGCGCCCGACAAGCGATATCGGCAACGCCTTCGAGGGCGTGCTGCTCGCCGCCCACGCAGCGCGGCCGGATCTCGGCTTTGCCGAGCAGGTACGCGACAAAGCCGGCGAGCTGGTCTGGCTTCCGCCCCGTCGCAAGCTGGGCGAGACGCGCCCTCGGCCGAAGCTGCGCGGCATCGGCACGCCCAACACCCTGCGCCACACCATCCACACCTGGCACAAGCGGTTCGGCGTGCCCGATGCGCAGATCGACGCAGCGGCCGGGCACAGCGAGGAGGGCACCGGCGCGAATTACACGCACCTGCGCCCGGAGTATCTGCGCGAGTTCATCACCTCCACTGAGGCATTCTGGGCGGCTGTCGGGGAGCACACCGACGCGCACTTGCGATACCAGCGCGATACCAACGTGGCCGAACTGGCCTCGGCGCGCTGTCGTCGGTGA